AAGTTTGCAGAGTGATATCTTGCTAGTGTGTTCATAGTTCTCCTTTGTAAGCGAGTGTTTAATGTGAATCCTTTCGGCATTCAATATTAATTATAACATTAAAGATTTAATCCTTATTCGGTAAACAGTTCAAGTCGTGTACGGGTGTCCTCCCAATCATTTACATGGTACGTATAACCGTCCCTTTTCTGTACTGCCATTGCTAAAGGATAGTCATTACCATTCTTATCCATGCGATCTCCAAAAAAATGCAACTCATCATCAAAAGAAAAATCTCTTATAATTTGACCTTTATCAGATCCCTTTGAAGATATGTCCACACCAGTTTCTCCACCAACAAATGCAAATAAATCTGGAAAATGTAAGTTAAATCTATCTGCAATATCGATTCTTTCATTATGAATTTCATCCCACTCTTTATAAATTGATCTTTCTTCTAATAATGCGTTTCTACCCAAGATACTAAAATTAATACAACCAGGTCTTTCTTCAATATGATTACCTGTCTTCAATGGGAATTGACTATAATCTAATTCATCCAGTAGAAACTTTTTTGCATCCTCAGGTAGAGTCCAAGGATTTCTATAAACTAAATTCTCTCTCTCATATATGTCATTTCCTGCACAATTGTAAACTCTCTTTGACCTGTTATAAACATCTAATCCAACTTGATCAATAGTTTTTTTTCTATCACTTCCGGTAACAAGGTAAACGTCATATTTACAACAAAACTTAATCATGAATACTTCAAAACTTAGATCAATCTGTTTCCGACTAGGAGTCAGAGTTCCGTCAACATCAAATATAAATTTTTTCATTGAAATTTAGGTCCGTTATAAAAAAGTGTCATTGAGTGTCTTTTACCTTTAGTAACTGGGGAGACGCAATGGGGTATATATGATTTGAATATTACAACATCACCTGGATCATCTAACTTATCAATGTAAGTGGCACCTGCAGTAAACAAATAAAATTTACCTCCTTCATATGATTCAAGTGAAGCATTTAATAATAACGTAAATTTAATATCATATGCTTCATCATCAGTAGACCCATCTACATGCCAATCATACTCCCCCTTATATGCACTATCATATTCATTTAATCTTACAATATTAGCATCATACTGAGGCCAAATATTAAAACCAAAATTATCTTGATTAATTTTTAATAATGATTGATCAAGTGAATTTAATACATGTTTAAAATTATACCAGTGTGACATGTAAACTTTTGCTTTTTTTGTTACATCTTTAGCGGGTATATCAAAAACTTCATTATCAGTATTTTGTTCAAATATATTGTGAATATTTACTAATTCTTCATAAGAGAAAAATTTTGGAATATACCAATAATCAATATTTTTCATTAATAATTAAACTTCAACTTTTTTTTTCTTAGATCCTATATTGTATTTTGTTTCTAATATCCAATCACCTTTATCCTTAAATGATAAAACTTTAATTTGATTAAGGGGTGCTATATCTTTAACTTGATCAACATTAACAATCGATACAAGACCCCAATCTGTAAGTAATTGTGCTATGCGATTACGACGTTGAACATCATTTTGAGTAAGATTTGCGTGTTTACCATCCAGTGCAAATAGTTCTTTAAAGTGAACTAGATAATATCTACCTTGTTTATGAAGAATATGACAAGACTGATAAATCTTTTTCTCTTTTCTAGATGCAACACCTATACGAGTCAAAGTCTCACGTACTTTTAAAAAATCATCTGGTTCATTTAAAATTATCTCTACCATTTGGTCTGGTGACCAATTAACCTCAGGTTCACGAACAGTCATTTTTTTCCTCCAATCTCAAATTTAGATTTAATAAAATCAACCTGTTCTTTATTTAGTATTTTAATTATCTCCTTTGCCCTTTCATTACTACATTCATAATATTTCTTAATTACATTTATGTTATCAATTTCATCCTTTCTCATCCAAGGGGAAAATCTTTTTCTTTTTCTAACAGAGTTTACGTAAAAGTCATATTGCATTTTTTTTGGTAATGATGAATACAAATTCATTTCATTCACCAATAATATTAAATCAAAATGTCCTGACAAACATCTATTAATAATGTATGGGGAATAGTCTTTTTCTACGGAAGCATCCTCATCTATTAGATTTTTTTTATTTAGATTAATTGAGTTTAACCAATCTTTAAGTTCCATTACGCAAGTAGTTTTTCAAGTGGTGATACTGGATTTATATTATAGTTTGTTATCAACAATTCTGTCTTTACATTATCATCTCTGTGTGCCATTGAATACCTAAGATTCCAAAAATTTAATTCATAATCCTGATACAATAACATTAATTTATGATTTTGATTATAAGTAATCATAAAAGTATGGTCACATTTATATACATGTTCTGCAAATAAATCATGATCAAATGATCGATGTATCTCCCTATTCTTACCATATAAGAAGTCTTTAATGTCATATGGAGGATCTAAAAATATAAATGTATCATCAGATCCATCTGCACTCATAACTTCCGAATAATCAATATTTGTAATCTTCCAATTTTTAATTATTTTTGAAAAGTCTTTTAATTTTTTAGCACCAACCAATGAAAAATTAGAATTAGATGCTGTTTGTGAGAATGTGCTATTCTCTGTCAAACCAGAAAAACTACATTTATTCATTACAAAAAATGCAACTGCTTTTTCAAAGTTATCATAAGTATCAATCTCTTCTTTATACTTATTAAATAGTTCTTTTGCTTTTGCTGTTACTTTATCTTTATCTCCTTCATCTAAAGTAGATTGTTTTAATTCAAGAATTCTTTCAGACAATTCTTCACCATTATCTCTGAGTTGAACCCAAAAATTGTATAAGGGAACATAAAGATCGTTTATCCAAACTGGTATGTCTGGATTTGATTTAGTAATATCAATCGCAATCGATCCTCCACCTATAAAAGGTTCACGATACTCTGATATATTTTTAGGATACCACTGTGAAAGTGTTTTGATTGCTTTCGATTTACCACCAGGATATCTCAATGGTGTTTTGAGAGATTTAATTGACATTAATATACGTTAGGATATCTTCTCAAATCTTCTTTTTCTTGTATGATGGTAAAAACTTCAGTAAGATCAATCACACTTTGAGTCATTATACGATAACCTATTCCAAGATAGATTTGACCTGCTATGACTGCAGCAGTTGCTGCACCCCAAAACAAATAATATTTGTTTGACTTTACTTGATGTTTTAGTTTTGACATGTTTTTAATTTTCATTTGAATTCACACTCCACCATGATTTCGGTTAATGCTGCTAAGAGATTTATCTCTTGATCGGCAACGAATGCCATTTGATACTGATACTTTGCAATCACCAATACTGCTGCAGGAATACTAGTTGGAACCATTATATCATATAAAGTATCATAAATTCTGCGAAATAAAACAGTAGGATCATTATCTAAATTATGTACGCACCATTTACGCACTTCGGGAAAGTTTTTTTCTTTAAGGTTTCTAACAAGATCTTCTACAGAAACGTCAGAAAATGCAGCAAGTATTCCACTGTCTATTTTACCACTTATAGAATATCTTTGACACTCATTCAAAACTCTTCTCCAATCTGGAAAATGTTTGTTGATTAATTGAACAATAACTTTTTTATCATACTCAACTCTTTCTGTTTCTAAAATTTGATTAATTCTAGAGAAGAACTGTGCTGCTATTGTTGGTTTGTCTTTTTTATTAACAGAAAAGTCAACAACTGAGCAACGAGAATGTAGTGGCTCAATAATTTTGTTCTTATAGTTGCAGGTGAAAATAAATCTGCAGTTTCTGGAGAACTCCTCAATAGACGCTCTGAGAAGGAGTTGTACATCGGAAGTGGTATTGTCTGCTTCATCAATGATGATGACTTTATGTTTCGAGTCACTTGTAAGAGAGACGGTAGATGCGAAGTTCTTTGCGTTCGTCCGAACAGTGTCAAGAAAACGTCCTTCATCCGATCCATTAATGACATAGTAATCTGCTCCTAGTTCATTACATAATGCTTTTGCTACTGTGGTCTTACCAATACCTGGTGGTCCTGCCAATAACATATTTGGTATTTCCCCTCTATCAACAAAATCTTGAAAAGTTTTCTTGATACTCTTTGGTAGAATACACTCATCAATTGTAGTGGGTCTGTATTTTTCAACCCATATAAAATCACTCATTATTTAAAACCTTTTGCTTTTGGTTTTGGTTTGTCTAGAACTTCTATCACTGCATCAAAGCTAATCATATGACAATGATTCCACCACCACTCTTGAACTTCTTCCCACGATTTTACAATAAAAGTAGCATAGTGTTTAGAAACTATTTTGTAATGATGACGA